TGTGCACGAGCTGTCGGGCGCAAGATTTCAGACCTCTTCGACACACTCCAGCGAGCGCTCGACCATGACCTTGGCCATTTCCAGCATGTGCATGGAAGCGAACGCCAGATCGCGCTGCGAACCGGTCAGTTCATCGCCGAGTTCGTGAGCGGTGGCCGATGCGCAGCGCAGGAAATCCAGCGCGTGCACCAAGGTGGCTTCCAGGCTGATGAAGTCGAACTTGCTGTCGTGGGGTTCCTTGGCCGGTCGGGAGATTGGCAGGTAACACTCCATGGCGCGCTTGACCACAGCCTTGTCGAAGACCGGTGCGGCGCTGGACGGTTTGTTGGGCGGATCGGGGGTTACTTTGACCATGCTTTAGCTCCTTCTATTGAAGTCGCTGCCATTTCGCTACTAAACGAAAAGGCGGCAACTGTACGCGAGTTAGTAGACCGGTGAGCTAAGAACCGGCGCACCCGAAGGTGCCAAGCGCACAGTCGCCATAGCATCAGGACGAAGCCTAATGAAACGCGGCTGTGTTACGCCTTAACTCACTACGGGCTACTAAACCCGATCGCTGATAGGCAGCGACGGGCGGAGAGTAGAAGCCCAGATAGAGGGGCGCAAGCGGTCGGGGATTCTCTCGGAAATGTCCTTCAAAAGAAAGAGACGGTGCCTGCAAAAACGCGCCTGAAAGCGTTGCAAAAGGTGAGTTCACAGTACGACGCTTTGATTCTGGCCGAAGGCCGTAGGAGCGAACTTGTTCGCGAAGACTGAATACGCAGCGCCGCATTCCTGTCATGACCCACTACTAAAACTGATCATCCTTCAACCGCGCAAACGGCACACTGCGGTTCTGCAGCTTGCGCAACGTCAGCTTGTAGGCACTGGACTTGATCTGACTGCCCATCGGCGTCTCCTCCAGCAAAATCCGCCCCGACGCAAAGGCACAGCCCGTACTCATCATCTTGTACTTGAGCAGGTACAGCCCCGGGTCCATCTTGGCGAACACAAACACCGCCCCGGCCGGCACAAACGCATGCCGAAACGCCCGGCGCCCCACCGCATCTGTAACCTTGGCATACACCGCCGACTCGCCCGCCGAGTTATCCACAGTGATCTGCGACCAGCCGTTGTCCTTGAGCACCGGCATGTCCTTCACATAGCCCGCCTTGTCCGGCCAAGGCGCGCCCATCGGATCAAGCGCCGGCACGCCACACTCGGACGCCGCCGCATCTGCAGGCTTCGCCGGGCTCGCTACAGGCTCCTCGACCGGCGCGGCAGGCGCGGGCTTGACCCACGTCTGCGCAACCGGCGCAGGCTCGGACGGCACAAACGACTTGCCCGCACCCGGTTCGTAGCCCATCCACGCCCCACCCGCGCAGAACACCACAAACAACAGCGCCCAACGCCACGCACTGCGACGACGCCTGTCACGGGAAGGGGATGCAGAAGCGTAGGAAGAGGACTTGGGCGCCGGTCCCGAACGAGCCTCCTGAGACGGCGCTGAGGTCGCGGCTGCTGACGTGGCGGCATACACATGAACCGCCTGCCCGCGCGTTGCATGCGCCTGCTTGCGGCGCGCAGCATCGATACGCGCCTTGTGCTCATTGGCAGCGAGCTGCGCATCATAAGCCGCACGCCGCGAAGGGTCAGCCAGCACATCGTGAGACGCGTTGACGACGCCCATCATGTCCGAGGCGTAAGGATCTGGATTCCTGTCCGGGTGCAGCTTCTGCGCCAGCTTGCGATAAGCCTTCTTGATCTGCTCAGGAGAGGCATCGCGAGCAACACTCAGCAGCTCGTAATGCGTAGGCGTTCTCTGCATTGCACTTGCTGTCCATGGCTGACTGCCATTTTCGATACAGTTGTATCGGCCAAAAAGCCGGTAGCTCCAGTGCAAATCCGACGCAACAGCAACCAGCGCACAAGAAAATGCCCGAATCCAGAGGATCCGGGCATTTCTTGATACATCGATGAAGCCTTCGTCGGCATCCAGACGCACATTCATGCGATTCAGACAGCCATCCTCAGCCCCACCCTGCGCAAAGCCAACAGGCCAGGCGCATCTGCAAATATCCTTCAACAACTCTTCAGCGAATGACCAGCCTGCGGCAAACAACACCCCAAACCCGGTTACGATCCATCGCATCACTCATCAGATAGTCCTTTATCTGCATGGCTGAAAAGCTAACGACCCGTGCTGCTGACTCAGTAGCCTGGGCCGTTGAGAACAAGCCTATGCAAAGCCCTCCTGCCCCGCAACTGCCCAAAAATGGCGGGGTCGGATGGGTGCCTGTTCGTACGCCAAATCGCCATCAACGCTGGACGTATTGGTTTGCGCGACCAGGTTAAAAATCCAGCGTTCTGTCAGGCACAAGCTGTGCGCACCAAAGGCAAGATCAACGCCCGCATTCAACGCCATCCGCCCTACCACACAGACCAATCCGTCCAAACCAACAGAAACGTCCTGCACCACCACCCGCCCACATCCGACCCGAAGCGCCAACGGTCGATTTTTTTCAACTGAATCAGACAGCTAGGCTTTACAAGCGCATCAGACTCTATATACTCGCAGCCCATTACGCCGGTATAGCTCAGTTGGTAGAGCAACTGACTTGTAATCAGTAGGTCCCGGGTTCGACTCCTGGTGCCGGCACCATATAAATCAAGGGCTTGCAGCGATGCAGGCCCTTGTTTTTTGTGCTAGACGTAATAACGGACGTAACAAGAAAGTCGGACGGCGGTCGTCCCTGAGGGATCTTGGCGTAGGTACACGTTAAGGTGAGAACAAAACTACTGTACGCATGAACAGTTTTTTAGTTGCTTTTCGCCCTTATAGATTTATGATAGGAAACACAATCCGCTGTGCCATACTCCTTCACTGAGGGTGTGTCCAGAGGAACCGGAGCGAACGCTCCTGCAGTTTTCGTCACCCCAGTGCACCTGGAGGATCAAATCGTGTTCAGCGCAAAATCGATAGCTAATTACTTTCTGGAGCTGGCAGCCGCCAGTGGCCAGTCTATTAGTCCGATGAAATTGCAAAAGCTGGTGTACTACGCGCACGGCTGGTATTCGGGCTATACCGATCGCCCTTTGATCAACGAGCCTGTTGAAGCGTGGCAATACGGTCCTGTAATCCCATCCCTTTACCATGAATTCAAACGCTTCGGCTCTGGGGACATCCAGTGCAAAGCGTTCGATTACGACGCCCTTGGCGTCAGGGAAGCGGCAACGCCATCAGATCCTAATGTCCGAACCTTTCTCCAAAATGTGTTCAACAGCTACGGAAAGTATTCAGGCATTCGGTTATCAGAAATGACCCATGCGTCTGGCACACCGTGGGATACAACATGGAGTAAGTGCAAGGGTATGCGAGGCGTGGATATCCCTTTCGCAGAAATTTCTTCGTACTTCAAAGAAGCAGTGAGGAAGTCTCAACCGGCAGCTCAGGCATGACTTCTGGGGAGGGGGAGGACGAAGCTAGACGGATCGGATCTTTAGTGATCGATCCGACTGCCGAGTCAGCCTCGCCTCAAGTAAATGGCTCCGGGAATGATGAAAATGCGTTTTTTGCTAACGGCAAAGAGCATTTCCACCTTCAGCACAATCAACAAAACCTAGGCTGGCTCGGCAAATTTTGGGGCTCGACCAGCAGCGCTGCTCCGACAAACATTGCGGGCTTCGTTATCGGTGTTTCGGCACTCTTGGTTGTCGGCAGCTTCTTTGTCACCGAGACACCAGAGCTAAACGAAGCAAGAAAATGGCTGTATGGAATAACCACATCCGCCCTTGGCTTCGTTTTCGGTTCTGCAACCAGAAAGTAAATCCGTCAAGCTACGCCTCCCCTTGCCCAACCCTATCGGACTGATGTGAGCACAACCGTCATGAATGATGCATGCGACTTCACAGGCCTATGCTCAAAATTCGAGAGGGGTCTGAAAAAAGGTAATATTAGTAATATGACTCGAAAAAAATGGCTGCAGCCCTTGTAAACCGTGGCCTTCAGCGTTTTCGAGCAAAGGTAATATTTAAGCGATACGAAAGCGATATTATTACCTTTTACTAAAGCTATATTTTCATTTCCTAAAACCCAATGAATCCGGGGGTTTCAGGAAAATATTACCTTTCATATCGCTTCATATTACCTTCCGATGTAATACGCAGAGCCCAGTAAAACCATGGCCTCCAGCCTAGGGTCGCGGGTCATATAGCTAATATCGCTCTTTTTGAAAACACCCTCCCATACCTGAGATTCAATCTCATTTAAAACACCCTTTTTCGAAAACCTGACTGCAAGGCACAAAGGCCTGTAGATCGTCACCAGCGCGTGCAATCGTGTGCAATGTCCAAGGGATACTGAATGCGGCTACAGCCCTCGACCTGCTTGCGTTGTAAAGGTTGGAACTGATCTGGCCACCGTTGCCCTGGTGCGTAGCTTTGGGACCGGTGTCGATTTGGAAAACCACCCCCTTCCTCGTTTTTCCAGTTTTTCACCCAAGCAGGCCGGGCCTTCGAGCTCTGCCCCCATCTGCACCACTCTGTCGCTCGCTGTGCAAGGCGCTGACATTTTTCTGCAAAAGCTTGCACGTCGTGCAATTTCCGCTCCCCTGCGCAACCCCACGGCTGGCCTAGGCTGGAGTATTGTTTTCATCGCATGTGGGTTTGCACAAAAAACGGACGCAGAGCCCGTCGGCGGGAGGGGGATAAGTGCTTTTCCTTCGCTTTTTTTATTCCCGAGCGAATTTTCCTCAGATGATTTTCTGAAGCGGATGCAGGCATTTCATCGGACACCGGTGGCAAACCAAGATCAACCGAATGTCCTGTATGTGCATACAGTAATTTATTGGAGGGTAGACACCATGTCCACGGTCAACACAGAGAAAAAAACAGCGGTTGCTGCATGGGTCGCGCTTCTGGACGACAGCAGCGCATTGCTCACAAGTCCCGGCATTCACCATAAGCTGCTGGTCCGGCAGGCCGGCGTTTTGCACGCCTCTCAGATCGTGAGCGCAGAGGAATACAGCGACATGTTGGAGTTAGCTGACGGAGCGCTCGCCTACGCAATTGAAGCGCAGTTGGACCTACCCGCATCAGACAGTGCCGCCTGATGCAGGTCTTGGTCGTTCCAATGAGGCGCAAGGGTGTAGCGTTGGAGCCAAGAGAAAGGGACCGTTTCGAAGCGGTACTAGGGAACGTAATAGTCCGATCAGTTCACTGCGATCATTTTGGCAGACATGCAAACGTTGCCTGGCTCGATGCAGGCATGCCAAAGGAGGCGCAGCGGCTGCCGGAGCTGCTGGACGTAACGTTGGCCACAATGGCCCACAATGGGTTCGTGCTGAGTGGAATCGAACACATCGAAGGCTGCGCCTACGCCCAGTCATGGTGGTGTCGGTACCAGTGATATCGCCTGGTAGGCAAGTGCAACGGAAAACTGGATACGTCGAATTAGAATAATTTTTACGCATTATAAGTAATAGCCTAAACAAAACGGGACAGAGAACCCACCTCTGCCCCGGGTAGGGTCAAAGCTGTTTGATTACGCTGTACAAGCGCAACGCCCAGTAAAGGGTTTGCAGAGTCCGAATCAGCTCTTCATGGAAGAAACGCATCATACCAATATCTCCTGTATACATAGACAGCAACGATGAGTTGCCATTGGGCTTTTTAAAAGTCGTCACCGTCCACGCGCAGAGAAACTTTCGCAGATATTCACAATATCAATCGCGTGCTCGCTCAAAGCTTTGAAGGCAAATTACGCATGCCGCATGCGTATTTGACTGTTGACGCATCGGTGCGCTAGCCATACCCTCGGAGATTCATTGGTTCCAAGATGCATGGCTGTACGGTGACGGGAAGATCCTAGCATAAGAAATCTTCCCCGAAACCTCCCTCTCAGGCCCGCCATTGCGCGGGCCTGAGTCTTTTCTGCTCGCCATCAAACCATCACACATCGCTCAGAACCTTATATCGCTTGGGCATTGATCAAATTTGATCATCCAAAGATCGGGATTTATTAGAGGCAGGTTGTAGGCATTTACCAGACAGACGGTTTACTTTGTGCGCGAAAAAGTAAACACATTAAACACTTTGCACTATGAAGCCTTAACGGCTAACAGCCGAACTGCAAAAACCGAAAACTAAATAGATAAGTAAATAGATAAGCGCATAGGAAGACCAATAGGAAGACGCATAGAAAAATCAATAGAAAGACGCATAGATAAACGTGTAAAGGCCGAGAAGCAGCTATGATCGTAGTGAGCGAAACGCCTCCTGTTACTGCAAACAAACCTTTGAAATTATCGCTGAATGCCAGACAATGGATGCTTTAGAAATCCTGGCTCCGCTCCCTAAGGAATAGAGATGAACGTCCCCGAGATCGCTGCAATGCTGGTCAAACGACTTGACGGCCTGCAGCACGACATCCGGCATCAATGGAACAACCCGACAGGCACACATACCCGCCATTTCATCGTAGACGAGCTTCTGACCGATGATATGGCGCAGACCATCTACGACGCTTTTCCAAAGGCAGCTGACGGTTTCTTCGATCGCCAGTCGTTCCGCGAGAAGAAAAAGACGATGACGGATCTGAGTGACTTCCCCGAGATCCTGAGCAACATAACCTATGCGATCCAGCATCCGGACGTGGTGGCCAAGGTTTCCGAGTTGGTCGGCTTCGAGGAAATCACTCCCGATCCCTCATTGTACGCGGGCGGGCTGTCGATGATGTTCAAGGGGGATTTCCTCAATCCGCATATCGACAACAGCCACGACGGCACGCGTAACCTCTACCGCCGGCTTAACCTGCTGTATTACGTCACGCCCAGTTGGTCACTCGAAAACGGCGGGAACTTTGAGCTGTGGGACCACCAAGTCAAGACGCAGAAAACCGTCGTTTCCAAATTCAACCGCCTGGTAGTGATGGAGACGAATAAGGACTCTTGGCACTCGGTCAGCGGCGTTCTTGCCGACACCGCTCGTTGCTGTGTCTCGAATTACTACTTTTCTGAGGTGTCGCCGGATGACCACGATTACTTCCACGTGACCTCATTCAGTGGCCGTCCCGAGGAAACAGGACGGCGACTGCTCGGCATTGTCGACAACGGCCTTCGCAACATCGTATCCAAAGTGCTTGGTAAGGGTCGGGGCCGCAACCTGGTTAACAAGACTGGGGACAAGGCATAGGAGCAATGCCTCGATCAGAGCGTTACTGTCTTGAGCTTCACCGACAGTACCGCCGCCTTGGTTGCGTCCGCAGTAAACGCAGCCGCGTTGCCAGGCACCGGCGTCGGCCCATGGGTGTGTGCTGCGAGCTGGGTGTTCATATCCTGAACCAAATCGAGCAGGTCACACACCACCTGAAATATGTTCACCGCCCCTGACCCGACCCAGTTTTTCGGAGCCTGTAGTCGCTGGCTCTTTCCGATGACGCTCTCACGTAAGCCCTGAATCCGTTCGTGCATGTCGCCACCCACCGTGGCGTTGTGCTTCTGGCCGACTACCAGGTTCAGATCCCTACCAGTAGCCTGGTGCAGGTCATCCACTGCCGCAAGACTCGCAGATCCGCCCGACAGGAGCTTGAGTGCGCCCAGGGCCTCGATCTTCTTCACGCCACCCACTGACTCGGTCGAATGGTCATCCACCGTCCTGGTGTGGCTCTGGAAGCTTTCGGTGTTCGTCATGGCGTCGACTTCCCGCTCGATCGCTTGGTCCAGGATTTTGCCATCGGTCTTGCGCAGCCAGTTGCCGTCGGCGTCGACGCGCTGTTGCACGGCGTCACTGTGCTGCCACACCTGGTCGCCCTTGGGCACCTTCGGCAGTGTCAGTCCATGCGGCAGGATAGTCTGGATGTAGGGCTTGTGCGGTAGGCCATAGGCAAAGCACACCACCACGCTGGTGCCCTCCTCCGGAAAGGCAAAGAACCCCATTTCATCACCGCCCACCGGCATGGGCAGCGGCACACCGGCCAGTACCGGCAGCGCTGTATCAATCTCGCCGTACGGCCCCATCACCTGCAGGTCGACCGAGAAGCGCGGTCGGAAGTCGTCACACAGCCCGGCGCTGGCCGGCGCATCCGCCACGGCTACGACCTTGGCGAAGCGCGGCAAGTGATAGCCACCAGTGAGTTCAGGGAATTGTCGCTCTACGCTGCGCTTGATTGCGTCGTCCATTTGATAGCCATCTGCGTGCCGGCCAGCGTCACGTTCGTGATCCGCTCGCCCTGGTTGATTGATACGCCTGGTCGCAGGCCCGGTAAGGCCGCGATCATTGCGCTTTGGCTGCCCTGGTAACCGTCGAAAAGGTTGACCGGCAGTTGCAGTGGCGATCGAGCGCCGAAGAAACTGTCAGCCCAGGCACCGACGTAGATCTCGCCGTCACCCTGTTGCTGCCAGATAAAGTCCTTGATGCCGAACACCCGCGCCATGCTGTCCAGCGCCTGGTATCCAGCGGCCAGGTTGTAGAAAAACGGCGTCTTGACGCGTGTGTAGGCCTGATCCGGAACCCGGAAACGCAGGCCGGTCTTGCTGCCGATATCGGCCAGCACAGCGCGCAGATCTACATGGCGCAGGTTCATGGGCAACGGCTTGGCCAGCACCGCGGCTAACTCGCGGCACAGCACCACCTGCTCGATGCCATTGGTGGCCGTGCAGCGCTCGACATAGCCAATGAAATGACGCTGCAGGACCGCTTCGTTGTAGCCGATATCAAACGTGACCAAACCTTTGACGGTAACGCCGGCCTTGATCGTGAACGTGGCGCGGCCTGGACTCTTGAGGTCAAGACGGACATCGTCGTTGACCAACGGCATGACCGTGCCGCCGATCGTCAGCACCTTGTGTAGCTTCATGCTCATGACGCGCCGCCCAGGTAGGTGTCCACCTTCTTGAGCACTGCCTCAAAGCCGGTCAGCTCTTCGGGCGTGCCCGATCCGCTGCCCGCAACACCATCACCTGGTGCTGACTGCGACGTGACGCCGTTGCCGGCGCGCCGGTTCTCAACCTTCTCCGGGTTGGATAGCTTTTCGCTCAGGGTGAACTGGACGATCCATTGGGCCAGCGTGTCGTCTTCGCGGGCGCTAACCCCATCAGAGAACGTCACCTGCCGGATGCCAAAGGCCTTGGCCGTGTCGTTCACGATGCGGTAGGTCTGCAGTTGGCCACCGCCTGCAGTCGCCTCGGCCAAGCGCATGATTGTGCGTAAGTCCTCGAGGGCCTTGTAGGGGATTGTCAGCGCGACGGTCAGCGTCTTGGGTTTGAACCCCTTGTGCGATTTGTCGGTTGCCGATGTCTGGCCGCCCAGCTCGTCGGCCTCGATCTTGAGGTTGGCCGTCAGCTTCATGCGGTGGCCGACGATCTGCTCGCCATTGAGTAGCAGCGTCATAGGCCCACCAGTTCCTGAACAAAGCTCAGGCTCTCTGCAGATCCCACCAGCAGCGCGCCGGCACACAGCGGCCATTCATGACCAGGTGCTTCGCCTTCGAGCAGTTCGCGGCGCAGCTGGCCCAGGTCACCCGGTCCCAGCATCCTGGACTGTATCGATACTTCGTCGGCACTGTTGGTGAACTGGGCTTTCAGATCGGCCAGCTGCTGCTCACGCTCTTGTACCTGCGCCTTCTTTCGCGCCTGCAGATCTGCAAGGTCCGCCATGGGCGAGCTGTCGGCGGCATAGCCTTCGAGTACCGCCAGTTGTCCGGCCATGGACTGGCTGGCCAGCTTGGTGATAGGGCAGCGCTGCAGCGGCAACTGGCTCCAGAGCGGCATTTTCCCGGCGATCGGCATGATCCATTTTTCCACTTCCAGCTTGGCCAGGTGTTCGGCACGGCGCTCGGCGCGCACCAGGTCAGGCATAGGCAAAACCACGTTGAATCGGCCCAGCGTCGCGGCGAGCTGGTACAGTCGCGTGGCGAGGAATATCAGTACCAGAGCGCTCTGCTGGCCTTGCGGACGGACTGCGTCGGTCGTGTCAGTCAACTTGTCGGCCAGCAGCTGCAGCAGGTTGGGCGCAGACAGAAAGCGTTGGTGACCACCGCTGCCCTGCCCTACACCGTGCTGAAACGGCGTCACCACAATGCACGACGGAATGTTTTCGAACTGCGCGACCAACGCATCGCGTCCGGCGCTGATGGCGGACTGCGCGGCTCCTGCGATCAGACCAGGACTGGTGGTGGCGATATCGGCCAGCATCGAAACACGCTGGCCCGTGATTTCCATTTCGCTCGCGATCAAATCACGAGCGCCCGCCATCTGATCCATCCACTGCGTGGCCTGCACCGGCCATTGCAGTTTGATCGGTGCCCATTCATTCGCCATTGAGCACGACCGCTTCAATCCAGTCCGGGGTAACCGGCTGCGTGGTTTCCTTCGGGTAGCCAGGCACCTGCGGCCATTCACGCACTGCCTGACGCCAGGTCAGCAGTTGGGTGAATTGCTCGGGTGTGATCGGCAGTTCACTGCCCAGATCGCGAGCATCGCGGTACTGCGATACCAGGTTGTCCGAGACTTTCAAACGCAGCTCCACCCAGAGCTTGGCCAGCAATGCCGGGTCGGCCTGGACAACGATGTCCTCGGCGTACTCGGTAGCGTGGCCACCGGCGTCCAGATAGTCGACAACAGCCTGGTAAAGCGGCGGGTTGTAGTCCTGGGTAACATGACAACGGTTGCCAGCAACGGTTATCACGAACGAGCCATCGTTTTTAGTGGCCACCTCGGAGAAGGACACGCCCAAAGCCACTGGCTCTTCTGGAGCCGCGAAAATCGGCGGCAGGACCTCTTCAGGGGTTTCAAGTGTCACGTCTGTCATGCTGCGTACCTCCAGGCGAAACCGTAAATGGTGCTTCCGCCGCTGAATGAAATAACTGTCCCGCCAGCTGCCTGGCCACTTCGACCGATCACGCCGGCACCGCCCGAGTAGTAATGCATCAGCGAATAGCACCAGGTGCCGCCAGCGGGCAGTCTCACTTCAGTCGCGGTGATGGATACCGCCAGAAAGTTGTTGTTGTCAGGGCGGTAGAAATTCTGTTCGCCCCACAGCAGACCAAGGTCGGAAGCGTCTACTTGCGCCCTAACACCCGCGCCATTGGTAGCCCAGCCCAGACGCAGTTGGTTGCTGGCTTGGTTGGCTCCGCCGCCTTGCTGCACGGGCGTGAACCCCAGGCGGTTCTGCAGGTAATGAATGCCACCGGTAGAGGTACGACGGAAATAGGGGAACTCCGGGTTGTCACTGGCGAAACCAGCGGTCTGGACCGAATCCCCTGCGATGCGCTGGTTCAGCAGAGAGTTGACCTGAGTGACCGTGTAACAGTCCGTGATGCCGTAGCCGGCGACCGAGCTGGACTTGTTGGCTTTGTCGTTGGGGTTGAACGACTGCTCGGTCCAGATTCGGCCCATATCTGTGGCGTCGACCGTCAACTTCAGACCCACGTCCGACCAACCGATATACACCTTGTTGGTCTTCTGGCCGGCACCGCCGCCCTGCTGCAAGGGCGTGTAACCGATCTGCGGCTGCAGGTAATAAACCTTGTCATCCGAGATACGACGGAAATACGGATAGTCGGTGTTGTTGCTGGCAAAACCGGCGTGAACAATGGAGTCGGCCAGTACCCGTCTGCCCACCAAGTCGTTGACCTGCTCAACGGTATAGGCGTTGGTGATCCCGTAGCCGCTCAGCGAGGTCGCCTTGTTGGCCTTGTCATTGGGGTTGAATGACGTTTCAGTCCAGATCCTGCCCATGTCGCTGCCGTCGACGCTTACTTTGAGCATCGCGCCGGTCCAGCCGATGTTGATCCGGTTGGCCTTCTGGTCAGGCCCGCCGCCTTGCTTCACGAAACTGCTGTTCGCGTCATCCTTGCTGTACGCATCGGTGATGCCGTAGCCAGAGAGCGTTGTCGGGTTACTGCCGCTGGTGACCAGGCCTTTAAGGTTGACGGCTACTTTTGTGTACGTGCCTGCCGCTACACCGCTATCGGCCAGCGTCAGGGTGATATTGGTATCACTCGCGCCGTCATAGGTTCCGATGCCACTGGCAGCCCCGCTGAATCGAAAGGCTCGCGGCGTAACCAGGCGCACGGCCCTGCCGACGGTGGTCGAGCCATCAACGATCGCAGCAATGGCCTGGAAGATCGCCGTGCGCACGGCATTGACCATCCTGGTGGTCGCCAGCACAGCGCTGCTGCTGTTGGCAGGATCATCGCTGATCGCGTTCGGCACATTGCTCAGCCCGACGTCTTCCTTGGTCGTGGCCCGGGCGCGCAGATCTGCATAGTCACCAACCCGCGCTGCGAAGTACTTCACCAGCTCGCTGTCGATCGCCTCGATCGGGCGCAGGTCGACCAGGCTGCTGGTACCGGTGATGTCGGCCAACGGCACCAGGTAGTGCCTGGCCGAGGCGCTGTCGGTGTAGTCGACCTTCGCTTCCTGGCCGAACACCACTTTGAACGCGGCCACGACGTCGTTCAGCTCGCGCTGCAGCACCACATCCAGCCACGCTTTGGTCGGCACTGCCGGCACGGTCACAGGCAGCACGGCATCGAGCTGCAGGCGAACGCCTTCGACATAAGCCACGCCCGGATTGAGCTGGTAGGCATTACCCACCTTCTGCAGCTGCAGGCCTGCGCCGAAAAAGCAGGCGCGCCCAAACATGTCCCGGTTGCTGATGCGCCCGCGCTCATCGATGCCTTTCATGCGCGCGGTGTAGTCGAACTGCCAGGTACTTGCATCGACCTTGATGCCCGTCAGTTGCTGAGCACCGTCGAACACCAACAGGAAGTTGCGCGTGACGTTGTTGCCGATCTGGTCGGGCAGGATGTTCTTGCGCTTCTGTTGCACAGGCACATAGGCGACCGACAGCAGCACGTCGTCGGTGGTCTCCATGCCGATCCAGTTCCAGTCGAAGTCACCGATATCGGTGCCCATCAGCAGGCTGTACACCACCTGGTTAGGGTTCACGTAACCCTGCTGGGTGATGTTTGCGGTGTAGACGATCTGGGCCGCTGGCGGCTTCACGCCGGCGCGATTGACCGGGCCGCTCACATTGAGGCCTGGCACGTTGGCCAGCACGAAGCGGGCCACGGTCAGCGGCAGGTTGGCCGCTTGTTTCTGGGCGATCAGTTTCTCGCCGGCGATGGTGATACTTGCAGCCATGAGGGCTCCTAAAGGCTGGCGACCAGCGTTTGCTGATCGTCATTGAAATCCACCAGGGCAACAGCAAGCCGCACCGGGGTGATGGTTACGAAGTCATACCGGCGACAGGTGCGTCCGTACTGACGGATCAGCACGCGCAGCAGGTCGGGGTTCTCGGACAGTTGGGAATCGCTCAGGGTGAGCAGCACGACGTCCCAGTCGCGCTCGGGCATGCGTTCCTGGATCTCGACATAACCGACGCCAAGGCGCTCCAGGATGCGTTTCAAACCGGCAGTGCTGCCGGCGTCCACGGAGTTGATAAAGGCGTACTTGACCCGCAACCGGAACAGGCTTTCCGGCTCGGCGGGAAACCGCGTGACGTCGCGCTGCCAGGCCCACAGCTCCAGAATGGACAGGTGGCAGGTGTCCGCGTCGAACTGCAGATAAGGCCAGCGCAGCCACTCGGTGGCCTGTTCCCACCAAAGCTGGGCGGTGGCCACCAGCTTGGTCAGCTCCAGCCCTTCGAGCCAGAATGGCAGCTTGAGCTTGATCATTGCAGGACCACCGCCAGGGTGCTGATACGCGGGATGTCCAGTGCAGACACGATGTCGCTGTTGGCGAACCGCAACGAACTGATATTCGGAAACTGGACGTGCAGCTCTTCGGTCAGACGGCTGAAACTGAAACGCGACTGAGGAAACGTGCGGGTCGGTGCGTAGTCGCTCTGGGTGCTTTCACGGAACGCAGCACGGATGAACAACCCGATCTCGGCCTGCAGCGTCTGCAGCTGCAGCACGGTGAGGTTGACCACCGGCCAGACGTTGACGCTGATCGCGTGAAGGGTTTCGGGCATGGCCATGGCCAGCAGATCGTCGCCGTGGCCATGGTTGCCGCCATCCCGAATATGCGTGTTGATCTGCTCGAGGAAAGTATCGGCGGGCACGCCGGCGTCGAACAGCACGAAGGCATTGGCACTGCCTGGTCCACGCGGCGCGCCGTGTTCAAAGTACACGCCGTCAGCGGCAACCCCAGGAAACCCGGTGATGATTGCCCGATACACCGCGTCGGTGTGCCATTGGTTGACCGCCGAAAACTGGTTGCGCACGCGCAGACGCAACTGGTCGTCATGCTCGGAATCCGCGCCAGGCGTCTGCAGCCAGTCGGTATTGTTCACCACCTGGACAACGCCCGGTACCGACTGAGGCAGCACCGCGTAATAACCCGGTGCCAGGTTGTAGCCGCTGCCGGCTCCCACGGCCTTGACCGGTACCACCAGCTGACTCTGGCCCTCTTCAAAGCTGCGCGGCTCGGTGGTCACCAACTGATAGATATGACCGTTGAGGGTCGGGGACTGAACGACAGTGCCGATCGGCACTTCCAGCTCGCCACCGGTATTGGCGCGGGTAAAGAGCAGTTCACCAACGGCTACCGTCGCGGCTTTGCGCTCGATGTTCACCGCCCAGGCCAGCATGTCCAGCCACTGCGCGCCGGCAGTCTTGACGAAGAAATTCGGGAGCACCGTGCCGCTGACGAACTCCAGCAGCCACAGCACCGGCTTGGTGACCAGCGCCGTGATGATCCGCCAGAACGGGCTGTACGCGCTGGTGTTGGTCAGCGTGCTGCCCTGCTCGACGGCCAGCTTTTCCCAGGCCTGTTTGAGCTGCACCTCAGTGGTCGGAATGCCGGAGTCACCCAGCGCCTTTTTGAAGTCGACGGTCATAGGGTGATCTCCACTTGGCCGAACTTCACGGTCGTGGCGGTCACCAGGTACACACCCGGCTGGGTCTGCTCGATCTGCGCAGTACCTGGTACCAGGCGTTCGTCATCCTCGACGAGCAGTTCCATCTGCTGAATGCAGTCACGCTGACGCAACCGGTCGCGCTCGGCCACCAGGGTGATCAGCAGGCCGCTTTCGCGGATCAGGTGCGCGATGTCCTGGGCGATCGAGGCGCGATCATCCACCAGCAACGGCTGGCGGGCCGGATCAAGCACCAGGTCGTTGTTCATGATCAACAGATCAACGTATTCGCTCATCAGCCGCCCACCGCCATGGCCATCATGTTTTCCAGCTCCAGCGGTGTCATCGGTTTGGAAGTATTGATGTTCAAGGTCTCGACGTGGGTGCCGGGGCGCTGGTTTGGGTTCATGGCGTTGCTCTGGTTCTGGAAACTTTGCATCAGTCCTCCTTTCGGGACGGCCTGCGGTTTGGTGGGGCTGATCGACGTATTGGCGTTGATCGCCTTGCGGGCTTCGATGCCTTTGTCCGATTTGGCGGGCAGCTCGATGACCTTCTCGACGCGCTCTGGCAGAGCAGCTTTGGCCGGCATTGAAAACGCCAGGTCAGCCGACGCCGGCGGCAGCATGATCGGGTCGGCCTGGCTGATCTGCGGGGCAGGCATCTGCAGCGGTTTGAAGGGCAGCACGTTGGGTTGCGGCAGGCTGATAGGCGGCGACGGTTCCACCTGGACTCTCGCTGCAGCACCCTGGGCAGGCGCAGATCGAGCGACCGCTGCCGGTACCAGAGCCAAAGGCTTAGGTGGCTGGCTTGCTGGAGCGGGAGCTGCCGAGGCGACTTTCGCCCCCGGCACTGTGCCCGCCGGCGGTGTGGTCACCA